TTGCTCACAGATCTGTTGCTTCCTGGATGCAGTGTACGCAGTTCTCAATCCTGGGGCTAAGGTGGCCGTGGTTGCTGACACTGAGCAGAAAGTACATGGACTTCTTGATAGAGTTAGATCTGTATTCAGAGATATGGGCATCCCACTTCGCATATCCAATAGAAGTAAGATCGTAACGGAGGAGGGGTCAGAGGTACACGCAGTCACAGCCAATGCTGCCAAGGGGCAATCGGAATCGAAGGCTGGACGATCCATGTCCTTCCAAATGCTCCACCTTTCAGAACTCGCGTTCTGGCCCGATCAGAATGCGTTCGGGGCGCTCACCAGCTCGGCAGGTTTGTCGGCACCCATACTCATCGAATCAACGAGCTCAGGTCCGGGCGATCTAATGTGGAGCCTGTGGAATGAAAGCAATGACTTCAAGAAGTTATTCTTCTCAGTAGAAGATCATAGCGCGTACACGGACTCTACCCTATTACCAGAAGAACAGTGGCAGGAAATGAAAGATCTTGGTTTCACCAAGCAGGACTCCGCCTCTTGGTTCTCAAAGGTTTTGCAGAACAGGTTTCAGGGACAACTGGTTAAAGCCCTTAGAGAGTATCCTCAGAAGCCTGAGCATGCATTCATGAGCAGTGAGGGTAGATGGATCAACTCAACACCACCAGTGCTTGCACATGTGATGAATAAAGATATTAAAATCTTTATTCCTCGTAAGACAAATGAGAAGTATGTCATAGGTGTGGATACTGCCGGAGGCTTAGGTAAGGACGCCAGCGCAATAGCCATCATAGAAAAATCGACCGGATCTCTTGCGGGATCATGGGTTTGCGCAGATGCAACAGTAGATATTCTATCTGACAAAGTTAGAGATGTGTATCAGATGTTTGGTGGCAACGTAGTAATCGAAAGCAATGGGATTGGGCTGGCAACAGTTCAATCCTGTAGAGCAAGAGGTGTTCCGGTCATAGATGTAAATACATCTAATGCGAAGCAATACCAGGGACTACTTCTTGTAAAAAGAAAAGTAGAGGATGGTACCCTTGCGGGTCCATCCGAACTGGCAGAAGAGTGTGATAGTCTCCATGTAAATCGCCACGAAAAGTTTGATGGCAAGAAAGATTTATGCATGGCTGTAGGATTTTCATATCTTTTTATTGACAAAAACAAATCTGACTACGAACCTGTAGCTGCGCCGGATGAGAATGTTTTCTCTATAAGCAGATACATGGGTAAGCGTAGCGCAGGGAACTGGAGTGGATTCTAATGTCATCAACATTTTTAAGCAAGAAAAGAGCAACACCTCTCAATGTTGACCTGCCTAAAGGGTACAGCAAAAGCGTAAGTAATCTTGAGAGCGCATCCAGGAACAAGGCTACGGCTAGCGCAGTAGGTGGTCTTGTTGGCGGTGGAGCAGCATTGTTGACTGGTAATCCTGCATTGATTGCGCCACTGGCTGGGGCAGGGTCTTCAATATTTAGCGGCATAGCTGAAGGACAGCAAGCTGAAGCTGAGGCTGCTTTCGCGGCAGAAACGGCAGCTCAAGAGTTAGCCTTTGCAAAAATGGCATTTAACAGACTAGCAAAAAAAGATGATGATGAATACGACGATGCACTGGAAATGCAGAGAGTAGAAAATACATTTAATAGACTAGATGACACTGAGCCTTATGCAAGGCCGCCAATATTTGAAGTTGGCAGATAAAGGATATAGATATGGGATCTGAAGGAGCAATGATTATTGTTGAAGCTAAAGATTTAGCTGCAAAGAAAATGTCTGAAGGCAAGGATCATAAAAAGAAACATCGCGAAGAAGATGAAGAGTCAATGATAGAAGTCTCAAAAGTTAAAGAACTTCTTGAAAACTGGGATGATAAAGATCATCAGTACTATAAAGACGTAGCCGATCTTGTTGGCGAAGATGTCGAAGAAGATGAAATCTATGACGGGTAGTATAGACAGAGAAGTCAAGGTAGGTCCAAACTGCGCAGCCACAACCGTAAGGCAACTCATTGAGGAGCTTTACGAAAAAGGCGCGATAGCTAGAAACAACTACCTTGTTAAGGCTGATCGCAATGAACGCTTTGTTCATGGCGAGCAGTACACTGACATCAATAGACTTACTGGCGTAATACAAGATGTACCCTGGCAAGACTTTGTTCCCAAGGTTACAGTTAATCTTTTGCGAAACCTTGTTCTTACCTGGACATCTAGACTTCTCAGGAATAGACCGTCGGTCGCCGCATACCCTCACAATGCAGAGATAGCCGATGCTCAGTCAGCAGATGCGGCACTAACTATTATTGAGTACTTAGAGCACCAGTACGATATTGATGAAATGATGTTTGATATTGTCAGTAGGGCTTGCGCTCATGGTGTTGGAGGAGTAAAGTTAGTTTATGATCCAGACGATGATAATGTTAGTTGGGACCCCGTTACTATTTTTGATTATGTATTGGACCCGAAAGAACATCTACACGAATCTCAGTGGATCATCTTTGAAAAGTTTATTGACGAAAACGAAGCCAACATGCTCCTTAGAGAAAAAGGAATCCCTGAGTCTGCGACCGTCGAAGCTTATTACGTTGGTCCAGATCAAAGAAGAGAAGGCGTCAAGGTTCGTGAGCTATGGTACAGGCCGGGACCAAGAATCCCCGAAGGACTATATTCTTTAGAAGTTTCTGGTTATGTTGTGGATGCAATGGATTACCCATACATCTTTAACACCAGAGAATATCCTGGAGACACGAGACAGGATTCTTTTCTTCCGTTAAGCACGTTTGTTGTCAGTACTGTTCGAGGAACATGTTGGGGTGACACATGGGTTAACGATGCAGTACCAACTCAAAGACAGATCAATGAGGTTGAATCAACGCTTACAAAGCTTAGGCGCGATACGGCAGCAGCAAAGCTTATTGCACCAGGCAACATTGCGGAAGCCATTGATACAAACAATCAGATCTTAAAGATTGATGATCCAATGCAGGCACAGATGGTTCGATACATGAACCCCCCTCAGATTAGTCCATTGTTGTTTGCAGATCGAGAAGAGCTTAAGAAAAGACTTTACGATCTTGCTGGACTAAATGAGTTAATGGTTGGCGCAGAGGCCGCCAAAAGCGGCCAAAGCGCAAAGACCATTGCGTACCTAAGTGAGCTTGATGGAATGAAGCAAGCTGGAACTGCTAGGTCTATAGAAAGATTCTTACTTGATGCATGGAGAAAAACTCTTGTACTGGTAAGGAACTACTATACTGAGCCTCGTATGCTTAGCATTATAGGAGAAAATAATGTTCTTTCTCAAGCAAGTTTTGTTGGTTCGGATATTGATGGTGTGGACATTCGCCTGGAACCACGGGATGGTTCTGCTCGCTATACTGCGACAAAGCGCCAAGACATTATTGATCAAGCTCAGATTGGGATCAGGGATCAAAGCGAAGCTTCTGCTATTATGCAGACTGGCATTGCTGAAAACACTGAAGACCAAAGACAAGATAAGGCGATGGCTGAGCTCATCTCCACGGTGATGAAGGGCTCAGATCCATACATTGATGAGTCAATAGATCCGTTCTTTGCTCACGACTACATAACAGAAGCTATTGCAATCCAAGAGCAGACCAATGGTGACAAAGTTAAAGTAGAGATACTTAAACAAATCAGAGAAGTTTACACTCAGTTTAAAGAGCAAATGGCTGCGCAACAGGCGCAGCAGCAAGCACCACAACCGCAAGGCATACCAATGCCAGGTGAAGAACTTATTCAATAGGAGAATACAATGCCATTAATTATAAATCCACCACCTTTAACAGTGCAGTCAACAACAAATGAATCACAGCAACCAGTAGTTGGGCTTCCTGTTGGCGCATCAAGAATATGCCATTTAGATGCAGGAACAACTACATTTACCGTGTCAGCGCCTGATGATGCAAAATGGGTAAACATTTCCAGTGCTGGTGATTTTGTTGCAGGATTTCTAGGCGGAACTATTCCACCCATGCCAGCCGCTGGAAGCGATATTAATATAGACGGCTTAACCTTAGAAGTTAATCCTGGACTTAGATATATTGGTCAAGGAAGCAATCGAAGAGTCTACGTTGAAGGAATCACTGCGGGTCTTTGTTCTGTTACTTTTTATTCTTAGGCTAAACTATGACCATCAACTTTAATAATAATAAAGCTTACTCTGGAGTTAGCGGTGCCTATTCCGGCAAGCGAAGACCTGGTGGTGGCAGCAGCGGCGGGTGCGTTGCAGCTACTGGATCGGACCTTGACGTTGGCACAGGTGGCACTAACGTTCAAAGGTATCCAGTGTATGGGTATTACAAGTATGGCATAACGATGACCATACTTAGACAGTCAGATATTGGTGCCGGAGAAAAAAGAATAACAGACCTATCCTGGAAAGTCGCAACGAGCTGGAGTGCTGGTTACACTTTTCCATCTCAAACACTTAAAATTGCTCATATACCTAACACTCAAAATCAAGTACCTAACAATACTTGGAGAGTTGATCTTAGCAATATTCCAAGCATGACAGACCTTACAACAGTGAAAAACAATTTCACATGGGATGCTGGCTCGCATTCATCAGGCGACTGGGCTCAAATTGATTTTGATGATTTCTTTTGCTATAACGGTACAGATAATATTTTAGTTATATGGGAAAACAGAAAAGGAGCATGGTCGTCAGGCTTTGGATCTGTAAAGGCCACGGTAGAGTCAAGCAGTGCAGACTTTAGAGCTGCTAAATTTTTTCAGGATGCAAGCTATCCTTCAGCCAGCACAGTGCTTTCTTATGATAATATTATTCCAAATATTAAAGTAGGTTACTAATATGGATTTAAATGTACTCAGAACAAGCCTTTCAGCGTTTGGAACGATTACGCTTTGTGATTGGAACACAGAGAGAGAAGTTGTTTTGCTTATATGTATTGATTCTTTTAATGGAGACTTAGATGGTTACAACTCTGTTATCGACTCACAGGTTAAGCCTACTCTTCCATACATATCTGACTTTAGCGTTGAGGAAACCATTGATAGACTTAAAGCAAGTTATCAAACTGAAATAGGAGTATCGAGATGAGAGCACAACGAGAAGCACTTTTAGCAGCTGAAAAGGCTCGAGAAGCCGAAGCAGCAGCCAAAAAACCCAAAGCAAAGAAAAAGAAAAAGAAAGTAACCAAGGAAAAAAAGGAAGAATAACCTATGTCTGATAGTGAAAACGTAATCGAGGAGTCGTTACCTCAAACAGAAGAGCTAGCTCATAATGATTATGAGGGACGTATGGCCGCATTTGTTGATGAACAAAATGCGGCAGAAGACTCGTCACCTTCCGCTACCCTGAGCGAAGAAGGAGAAACGGAACCTGACTCCGATGAAAGTACAGAGGTTGAGGCAGCGCCAGAAGAGGTTGAGGCTGAGACAGAGGCAGAGAGTAACGAAGATGAAGTCATTGCAAAGTCTGCTTTCCTTAAAAGGGTTAACGGACTTAACGCCGCAAAACGAAAGCTTGAAAAAGAAAACATCGATATTCAGCGAGAAGTTTCTGAGTATCGTGAAGCTTTTCAAATGCTTATGGCGAGAGCTAAACAAGCAGAAGCTGAGCTTGCGGAATATAAAGAGTTTGACCCAAGAGAGCAAAAGATTCTTGAGTACGAACGCAAAAAAGAAGCTGACGAGATTCGACAAAAGCTTGAAGCCGAACATCAGGAAAGAATAAAAGAGATGGAGCAAAAGGCCGTTATTGATACTCGTGCTGACGAGATCATTCAAACAGCCAATCGTTTAGCGGATAAATATAAAACTGTTACCGCTGAAGAGTTGGTTTACAAGTTTCGCAATAGCGATTCTAGTTTGGAAGATCTTGCAAAAGAAATGCACGACACTCGATACAAGGCCATGAGGACTATGTTTGCAAAAGAAAACAAGCCCTCTGCTCCTAGAAAAATTAAACCACAAGGCAGCATGGGAGTTCTCAAGGGTAACTCTGAGGAAGATATGATGTCTTATTTAGAAAGCATTGGAAGATAAAATGGCAATTACATTAAATCAAATCGGTGGTTTGCTTGCACGTTTCGGTAATGAGATCGTAAACGAGCAAGCAAACTTTGCGTGTCCATTCGTTGGGAATGGCCACATTCAAAAAATTAAACATGCACACGAGCAAGGCATTGTTCGTATTCGCGATAGCGATGGTTTGCAGTCGACTGGTCAGCTTGCTGATGGCTCTGCATTGCCAGACGGCGCTAACGTGTCGTTCCTTTCAGGTTCTTACTTGCCGAAGATCTTCTTCACGCGATTAAGTATTCCTCGTGGTGCGGCACATTTGGCTGCTGGTGGTCGCGATGGCGTTCGTCTTGTTCGCGAAGAACTTGAAGTCGCTGGTCGTCAGCTCGGCAAGGTTCTCGGTCAAGCAGTTTTCCGTGCACCTATCGGCCAGTTGATTCTTGAAAACCCTGGTGGCACTGTGTCTGCTGTTACTGGTACTGCTGTTATCGGTGCTCCTGGTGATCAAGACTTTTTGATTACAAGCATTGCTGGTCTTTATGTTGGTCAGTTTGTTATGTTGACAGATAATGGTGGTAACGAGCAACTTGCAAGCGTTACGGCTATCAACTACAACATGGACGAAGATGCTGGCGGAAACCCATTGACGTATGCCGATGCTCCTTCTACTGGCTTTGGCGTGTTTGGCGTTACGCTTAACGTACCTGCGGCAACTTACGATGTTGGTGGCATTGCTGCTAACGCTGTTGCTGGTGCAGCATGTCCTGTTGAGCTACCTAACCGTAACACTGAAGCGGCACCTGCGTCTGGCTTGCAACCTGCTGATCCAATGGTTTCACTTGGTGATGCTTATGGTAATGCTCCATTGTATACCATCAATAACGATGCTTACACTGGCAACACTAAGGCAGTTAATGGTGCACTCACAGCAAGCTCAATGCGTGACATGAGTACCACTATTAAGCGTCGTGCAGGGTACGGATGGCACATGTTGGTAATGAACAGTAATCAGCTTCAAAACTATTTTGAAACTACTATTGCTCCTACCGCTGCGCTTAACTACTTGCCTGGTTCAACTACTAAGGATGCTGACGGCGGTGCTACCGTTCCAATGTTCCAAGGTATGCCAATCGTTGTTGATGAGAATGTGCCTGATCACGTCATGTACTTCTTTAACAAGGACGATGTTAAGCTCGCCGAGTTCAAGGCTTTTGGTCCTGACAATGATGGCGGTGCTGATCATGGTATGGTTGATCGCAGTAAGTTGATCTACGATACTCAGATCTGGGGTATGTACAACATGCGCGTTCAGCGTCGTAACTCTGGTGGCCAGCTCACTGGATTGCAGCAGAACAACTAGCATGATTGCATCAACCATGTCACTAAAAAGACTGGCTGAGCGTAAGCTACGGCGGTGGGGCATAAA